GGAAACAGAACCTTTGGGATGGCTATCGAACGATTGACAACGGTAGCGGTTTTCTAACGGTTGTCGCTTCACCGCAGTACGCGTATTATGCGTCGACGATTAAAGGGTTTCACGACTCTTGTTATTCTTCGTCTGGCGCCTCTGACCGCATTACTGCGTTGCTGAACGCAGCCGTCATAAAGGCCTTGGGAAAGGTCGCCGATGCTAAAACCAACGTTGGTGTTATGTTGGCAGAAGCTCGGAAGACGTCTGACATGATCTTGGACACCGCTAAGCGTGTGTTTGGGGCCATGCAGGCGCTGCGCGCGCGCAACTATGGGCAAGTTGCGCGTCTTCTTGACTTGAATCCCCGTACCGTCCATAAAAACTGGCTCGCGTACAAGTACGGTTGGACACCGTTACTTATGGATGTCAAGAGCGCTGCTGAGCTCTTCGCTCAGCAAATCGAAATTGGTCGCGCCCATAAATTCACCGTCTTAGCGAAGGAGGAGGATACCGTAAGGTTCCACCGCGTCGTGAATGACGGTTCAGTTGGGGGCACTCCCTACAATCGAGAAGAGTGGTTCGCCACGAAGCTCGCAGCTAGGGTTAAGTTATGGTTGAGGTTGGACTCCCTCGGCCTTGCGACCGCGCAACAGATTGGTTTGACTAACCCAGCTCTGTATGCGTGGGAGGTACTGCCTTACAGTTTTGTTTTTGACTGGTTTATTTCAGTCGGGGACTATCTTACAGCGGTATCTGCTCTCTCTGGCGTTACTGTTGAGAAAGCGATGTACGACATCGTAGACGCTAGCTCTTACACTGGAGCGTATCCTAACACCGTTGGAAACGATGGTGTGAAGACTCACTACTGTGGAGAGCGTGTGCTCGAGGTCTCTCGCCGTAACTACATACGCGCTGTCCCGACACTTGATGTGTCGCAATTGTCTCCACCCATTGTGCGAAATAAGGACGGAGAACTTCCGTTCCAAAAACTCGTCACTGGGCTGGCCCTACTCCGTGGAGCGTCAGGTGGTCTTCCGAAAGGTTGGCGCCCTTAGTTTCACTGTCGCGCACATACGCGCATTTTCTGGAGAAAACGCATGTCTGCACCCGCAGCAATCACCCTGAAGAACAACGCCGGTACGAACGTCACGTTCGACGTGTGGTCGGTTGATTCCGACAACGTCACGTGGTCCGAGGCCGGTGCGACTTCCATTCTGGGTACGCCGAAATTCAAGCTGGGTCGCAAGATCCCGCCGAATCAGGCGTCTGGCGTCTATCGCGTCTTGGGGAAGCTCGTCTACCCGGTCGTGAACGCAACCACTGGTGCTCTTGATGGCACCATCACCGGCAACTTCGAGATCCTTCGGCCTGCTGTCCTTTCGAATGCAAACGCTGATGAAGCGTACGCACGGTTCAAGGAAGCGGTGGCTCTCGCCATCGTGAAATTGGCTGTCGAAACGGGCGCAATTCCGGCCTAAACCTCATCCACTAAGGAACATTATGTCCACGCTTTCGTTCGTGACGGAGCGCAACTTGGAGGTGTCGATCACCCTCCAGTTCGTTTCTTGTGGTTTCAGTCAAGTCTTTTCACTCGTCACCATCCAGAGTAGCCGCCGTCAGGTGGTCTACTATGGTGTTGATGCGAAGCACCTAGGTAAGGTGCTGAAAAGAATGAGGTTCTCTACTCCCATCGTTAACAGAGTCAAACTCTGGTACTGGTTGGAGCAAGACTGCAAGGTCCGGCAGCTTGCTGCCGGAGCCCTCGTATGAGGGCGTTTCGTACTGGTGGGGTTCGTCCCCACCGCCGGACTCGCACTCATCGTGCGTTGTTCGGTACCCTAGCTGCAACGGCTAGAGATCTGATCGTCGAGGGTGAACCTCTCCTTTCAGATGTTGCTACCGATTTGTTCGCCGCTCTGGACACGCCTGTCTCGCTTAGTTGCGAGATTCTATTGAGATACGGAGAGATGGGACAACTTCTTCGGAAGTCCGTCGATCCCGCCCTCTATCCTGACGTGGACTTTCTGGCAAAGGATTGTCAAGCGGAGAGATCCGCAGCGCAGTATTTCGCGCGCGATTACCAAGCCATTAGTCTGCTTAGGAAAGTTCCTTTCACTTCGGTGGAGGGTGTAGATGCTGAAGCCGCGGCCAAGGAGAAATTTCTTGGCTCAGAACTTCAGTGTAAGGCAACCAATGCGCGTATCCGAAGCTTCATCGAGAACCCTGAAAAGGCCTCGAAGCTGGTACTGCAGTCCCTCGGACTTGCTACCGGTTATATCCAAGAAGTTCTCGGGAACCGCGTGTCTTCGTCTGAGTGGTTGGCTGGTTGTAAGTTCGGCCCGGGGAGCTTCGCTCATCCCAAGGCTCGAGGATTGACCTCGATTTACGATAAGCTACAAGTCACCCCGTCAGTCACACATGACTTCTCGGGGCCAGGTGCGGTGCTCGTGCAGAGCTCGCCCGCCTGGGCACGGAGCGTCACAGATCTGGAGGACGAGGGCTTCTGGCCTTTTGTCTCACCGGATCACATGACGTTATGTGTCGGCAACCGTGTAACCTTCGTTCCTAAGACCGCCTTGGTGGAACGAGCGATCGCTATTGAGCCCCTTGTTAATGTCTATGCCCAGCTCGGTCTGGGCAGGATGATTCGCAAGCGCTTGAAGGCTTTTGCTTATATCGACCTCGACGATCAAAGCCTTAATCAGGCTTTGGCGTATGAGGGTTCGATCCGAGGTTTTCTTTGTACTGTAGACCTTTCGAGTGCGAGCGACACTGTCGCCCGGGAGGTTGTACGCC